GGGCTTATTTGAGTTGGTGCTGGAGTCGGTGTAAAAGCGCCAGGTCCAAATCCAATGTCAACAGGTGCGGACTCAGGAGCAGAAGGCGCAGAAACAGTTCCACCGCCACCAATTTCACCACCACCACCTCCAGCAGAAATGGGTTGCTCAACAGGAGCTGGTTCAGTAGCTGGTGATGCGCCAGGTATTTGCAAACTTTCATCAAGTTCGTATGAGGGGATACCCGACTCTGTGATGCGTCCAGAGCCACCACGAGATTTCAGTAACGCCGCCTCTTCTTCATTGATGTAAGCCAGCTTGTGTCCTGGGGGGGCTTTCTTTTGTAAAAGTCTAGCTATCTGGCGTACATCTGTACCCAGTCTAGTTAAGTCTTTAAGTGCTGTTGCCATATTATATCCCCAGTGCCGATGATAAATTGCTGTAGTCTGTTGTCTCTTCCTCTCCAGGCTTTAACTTCAGAGATGCCACGTTCCATACAGGTGCTTGCTCTTTACCTGATTCTACATTTACTCCCCCTCCACCGCCACCTAATCCTACTGACTCACCAGGTGCGGGGCCTGTGACTTGTGCAAAAGGCCCCCCAGCCAAAGCCTTGGGGACATTGCCATAAACAAACACATCAGGTGTGTAAGAAGGTAGTTTTGTTTTTTCTGTAGATGGTCCAGTTGGAGGCTTTTCAATTGGAGGCTGAACTTCTGGAGGTTGGACTTCTGGAGGCTGAATAACGGTAGGAGGCGTTACAGTTGGGAATGTAACACTAGGAGGTTTAACTCCTGGTGGGGTTACGCTTGGCGTGGTTACACCTGGTTTAGTGACTGATGGAGTAGTTACGTTTGGTGTTGTCACTCCTGGAGTAGTCACACTTGTAACTGATCCAACAGTTGGCAAATTAAGCGCAGTTGTTAATGCTGAAGATGGTGTTTGTGGACCTACAGTTGGATAATTTACTGTTGATGTATTTGTTGATGTGGTTGTTGTCGGGGCTTGTGGGTTTTCAACTTGACCCGTCTGGTTGTATGTTTGATCTTGAGATGCACTGTAGAAAACCAGTGAGTTATCCACAGGGTTAATACTAATTACTGCATCTGAAGGAACGCCTGGGGGCAAAGGAATGTTGGTTACATCAACATTAGGCACATTCAACGAATTGATCGTACCTTGTGTCAATGGAATCAATGGAGGCGTGAGGATGTTTTGAATCTGAGCAGTATTTAGTTGAGGATACTGTTGAACAACTTCACTCAATAAGTTTTTGTAATAGGTTGCATCTGCATACTGAGTTCCACCAGATGCAATGTTTTGCAAAATTTCATTGACATAAGACTGGTTGCCAGCCTGTTGCAATATGTTTTGAATGATAGGGCTAGATAATGCACCAGCAGCATTTTCTGAATATGCGCTGTTAGACAGAGCCGATATATCAATATTTTTAACAATATTGTTAATGGCAGAAGATACAGTTGCATCTATGGTTTCAACTGGTGTAGCACCAGAAGTGTTTGCAATGCCTAATTTTGTTAAATGATCTTGAATGGCTTGATTGATCTGATCTATGTTGCCTGTGCCACCATAAATCTTTTGTGCCATAGCCAAGTATTCTTGGGGATTGGCTTTATAGAAAGCTCTTTCAAAATCGGCTTGAGTAGCACCAGAACTCTGTCCAGTAGCTGGGTCAACATAGTAATAATTACCAGCTGAATCTTGTTGAAACGGAACAATTTGACCTGTTTGAGTAAAGGGGTCAAAAGCATATTTGTACAATGGCGCACCAGTGCTACTGTCAAAAATGACTTGATTGGGTTTTAAATTGGCTGGATCAGGCAAACCTTCTGGGCCAAGACCAGCAACATTACTGGCCGTTTGTGTTGATATGGTTGAAAAGTCGCTTGCATTTGCAATAGCACTTTGTCCGCTATCAGGGTAAACCAATGCCACACTTGAATCTGGCGTATATGTTGATGCTACTGGCGTTGACGGTGGAGTTGTTACTCCTGTGGGAGAAACAGACCTAGCAGCACCTCCAGCAGCACCTGTTAGTGCAGATAAAGTGTTACCGCCAGCTTGTGTGCCACCACCAACCGCACCACCCAATACATTTGCAGTGGTTGTTCCAGCACCAAGCGCACTAGCACCCGCAGCTGTACCAGCAGCAGCTCCACCAGCCAAAGCATTTTGCAAAATGGTAGATGCGTTGCCACCCATGATAGCCGTCTGTGCAGCAGAACCAGCAGCAGAACCAGTAATGTTAGCTAAAGTCGTTGTTGTTGCGTCAGGAGCTGTTCCAGCAACACTGGTTCCAGTTGCAGTAGATACATAACTACCCACCGCAGCAGCAGCGGCAGCTTTTGCAATATCGTCAACATTACCACCATTGGCAGCAACCACAGCAGCGTTAGACACGGCAGCAGTAGCTGGCGCACCAATGTTAGATGAAAGGTCTAAACCTTCTGGGCCAAGAGCAAGTGTGACCGCAACCACTTCAATGATAGGAATGGGATTGTTAACGGCTGTTTCAACAACATTACTTACGTCATTGGCTACCGTGTTAACTGCATTACTAACGGCATTACCAAGGTCTTGTACTACATGACTCATAGGTCCACCACCGCTTTCATTTGACCATTAGAAGTGGGTTGCAGCTGGTATCTAACGTCAATCATTTTCAATATTTTCTCGACTTGAGGGTTAGCCATAGAAAACATGATTTTTTTAAACTTGGCAACTTTCATGGCTTTTGCAAATTCTTTGATGCTTTTGACTAATTCTCTAGGATTGTCAGCAGTATCCATGGTCATTTCCGCATTGCCATTACCTCTGTTGTAATAGCTGAAAAGCGTGTTTCCAGCTCTCATTACTCTAAAGTTGGGATCAGTTTTGACCAATTTAGCCATGGCATTATGGACACGAGCTGGGTCTTGACGAGAACCTTGTAAGCTCTTTTCCAGTATTTGTATGGGTTCCATTCTTGCCATTACTGCACCTTTAAAGCCTGGGCTATTTGTTGGTGAATGTCTTGATGCACACCAATCCAATCGTAAAAGTCTTCTTCTACGTTCCAATCCGCATCTAACAATTGAAAAGGGTTGGCAAGGTTAAGTATCTTTGCCAAAGATTCGTGCATCTGATTGTGGATTAGCAACCAATCATCTAAGTTGTCTGGGTTTGCCTCTTCTATGGGGTAGAAAGGCGTAGCCACACCCACTCTGTTTAGCGTTTGCCAAAACAATCTGTGTTGTTGAAAGTTTTCGAACACAAGCCTTCCCAGACCTTCTTTGTCTCCAAACTCAACATAGGCTAAGTCGTTCTGATTCATGATTACACCGCATAGTAAGGCACTTTTACAACCGTACCGTTAAGATCAACACTCATAAATCCTAAAGGTTGGAGAGGCAAACTAGCAGTACCATAAGTGGCAGTAGAGGCAACAGTAGCTGCATGATTAGTGCTGGTGACATTGATGGTTCCAGAATTGATAGTCACATTAGCCATTGTTACATTACCCAAACTGGCTACGGTGCTACCTAATGCAATTGCGGTGTTGCCTATAGTAACTGAATTGTTTTGCAACTGGCTATTGGTAATACCTGATAATGTTCCACCTAAAGTCAAATTACCTGACGTGGTGACATTACCTGTTAATGTAATTCCATTGACAGAACCATTACCCTGTACTTGTGTAACTGTTCCGTTAGTGCCACCAGATGCACTAATGGTGACGTTTCCTGTTAGCGCACCACCTCCTGTCAACCCAGTGCCAGCAATGATGTAAACAGTATTTGGCACAGCACCAGTAACATTTGCAACAGGAATATTGGGTTGAGCAGTGACATTAGATGTACCGTTGGCAAACATATAACCACTGGCTGTGGTCACCGCAATGTTGGCAAAAGACTCAGTAGTACCGCCTAATACTTTTTCCCAAACTGTGCCATTAAAGATAGCCCAGTCACCTACAGACCAAGATGAAATGCCATCTAACGCAGTTGTTCCAGCAACGGAAACAACATAATAATTGTTTTTAGTACCTGTGCCAGAGACAAGAGTAGGCGTGTTTGTATTGGCATTCCATGTGCCTTGATACGATAACTGCCCCGTTGTTCCACCGCCACTAGATACTGTCTTTAACATGATTAGTCCCCATCCCCAGGAGTAATGTAAATCGTTGCTGTGCTTGACGTTGCATTAGCCGTAAAGTACGCATTAGGCGCAAATGTGATAATTTCATCTGTTCCTGGCAACAAAGGCAAACAATTGCCTTGTGTGGTAGTTGGTATGACTCCACCAGCTGCTGCAATAGCAGATGTTTGACCAAACCCTAAAGCAACAACAACAGAACCAGAATTGATGATTCTGTACTGGTTGCTACCAAGTGTATTGGAAGGCACTTGCACAGGTGCGGGTGCAGTAGTAGACGCTGTAATGACTACAGTGTTACCAGAAGGGGCAAAAGGTGCGGATACAGACATTATTTTGCTCCTGTTGGATCAGTAGGCCAGTCAAAAGTCCAAGGAAATCCTGTTTCCTTAGTCAAATCTCTCAATGCTTGTCGATATGTAGCCCATGCTGCTTTATCAACTGGTGCATCTGCCACTTGTGTCCAATCGCATTTTGCCAATTTGTCATCACGTTGGGCACGAACAGATGTAGCTTGCGTTGCATCCATTTGTGCTTGATAAGCAGCTTGATGTTGGGCAGCAGTTGTGGTCACACCATCTTCTGTTGTATCTGTAAACACAGGCCCAGCAATGAATGATGTGTACCATTGACCATTTTCTTCAACCACACCATTAGGAACTGCAATTTGATAAGGAGGTGTCAGAGTGGGTTGTGGGCCATCAAACACAACGTCAGCCCCCAATTCATTGAGAATTTCTGTTGTGGTCTGACCCCATGATGGGCCACCGCTTTGTTGTATGTGTTGCCTAAAGGCTTCCTCATACATCACTTGTCCGCTTTGTCTGATTCTGATTTGCATGATTTGTCCTTATGCGATTGCTAAGAAAATATATGAACCACCATTGGTATTTATTGGCGATGTTGATGTTAATGTAAATCCACCACTAGATGCGTAAGTGCCATGATTTCCTGTTACTTGTGCATTAGCACTATCCCAAGTGTAATAAGGGCTACTAGTTGATGTAAGTCCATTTACGCTATCCCAACAAAACCAATCATCCGTTGTATCTGTTCTTTTTCCTAAAATAAATCTTGCTCCACTAGCACCAAAATTACAATTAATTGTTTGTGTTCCATTTATACCTGTATATGAGCCAACAAAAGAAACACCAGGACAAGTTGCAAATAAATAAGCAACATAGTTATACCCAGTTCCATTTATGTTGTTATTATTACCAACCGTAAACACGGTAGATGTTGGATTTGTATTGTTCCAAAAAACACTATTTACCGAAGACGCTGCATTTGTATTTAATTTAAGATAACTAGTTCCAGTTAATGTTTTGTTATAAACAGGCCAATAAGACCCATTGAAAGTTCTATTTTTAACAAAAATAAATTCTGGTGCTACTGTTAAATTATGTTTAATTGTTGTTCCAGATGTTGAATTACCTGAATAACAAACAATATCAAAAAATCCAGGCGCTCTACCAAAGTTCCAAAATGTTTGTCCAGAACTATCATAAGCCCCACTATCTACTAATCCAGTATTGTTATCAAAAAATAAACCACTAACAGCACCTTCAATACCTGCAAGATTAGTATATACAATTGGATTAGATTCTGTTGGTGATGTACTAGTACCACCACCTCTTAATCTATCTATAACACCTCTATCTGAACCTGATGGACTTGCATTTATAGATAAATCAACAGGAAATCCAGTAGTTATTGTTTGTGGATTTGATGAATTTGGTTCTACATTAGGACTAAAAACACTTGTCCCAATAGTAGGCACTGCCATTGGGCCTCTGCGTATGGCTATGTAAATATAAGGGCCACCCGTTGCAAAACCAACTGCATTGAATCCTGTTGCATTTATTGAACAGAGTGCGGTTGATCCAAAATTACCTTCAGCAGAAGAAACATCTGGTATTAAATAAGGCACATATTGACCAGATGCGGTAAGTCCACGCATATTGTCCATAATATACCAATCAACCGAATTACCAACATCTTTAATTAACAACCATTGTGGCTCCCAACCCAATGTAACTGATGAACCTTGAGCAAAAGACCCACAACTAATAATATCTTGCGTTCCATTTGGACCAAAACCACCTGTGCCACCCGCACCAAATATAAATGCCGTATATATGCTTCCTGAAGCATTTGTATCTGCACTTGATCCTACTGTAAAAACAGATGATGTTGGTGCGGTGCTATTCCAAAGTGTTGTATCAGATGATTGAGCATTACTTAAATTTAATTGAATTCCATAAGATGCTGATGTTAAATTTTGATGATAAACCTGCCAATTACTTGTTCCAGCTTTTTTTACAATAATACAACCAGGAACTGAACCTAATTTGTGTGCAATATTTTTTGTTGTTCCATTGCCGCTATATGAAACCACATCAAAAAAATATTTTTTTTGCCCAAACACCCAAGACACATATTTTTGGTTGTTTGTATTTGTTATTGAACTATTGCCTAACGTATATCCTGTTGTAGATAATCCTGACGGGTAATTAAAATCAAGAGTGTAAGATGAATTATTATTTGATGAATAATATGTTTGGAAATCATAAGTTGAATCAGTAATTGCATGATTTGATGTTGAACCTCTGTTTTTGGTCCACATCATCCAATTATTAGATACTGAATTAAAATTCATATTGATGCCATTAGTAATGGTTTGTGTACCACCATTACCCTTATAACAATATGTTGAAAAAACTTGTTCTACATAAACAGGCACAATCGGCTTACTACCACTACCATAAGCATCTTGCGTTACATTACCTGAAGTTTGTTGAAGTGGCATTGCTAATCCTTATTTGTATTGTGTAAGACTTGCCAAAACCGTATATGTGGCACTTCCTGTTTTAATAACAGCATAACGATAAACATCATTTCCACTTGCATTACCAGCACTTGGCGCACCATTAACCCAAACTGGTGTTACCGATGCTCCATCAATGGTTACGGCATTGTTGTAATAAGCGGTTGAACTTTGTGTTGTAATCAAAGTAAACGTAATAGACTGTCCTGTTGACAAGGCTGTGTTGAGAGACGTGCCTGAGCTAAATGCAATGTTTAACGTCCAGTTGTTGGCAGCAGATGTTGTGTAATATTGAACCGAACCACTTTGAATGTAAAAGTTTGTTGTGCTTGATGGTGCTGATCCAACTACGTTAACGGTTTCAGCAGAATCCAATAAGACAGCACCTAGAATACTAGATGTGCCATTAAACGTTTGTGTACCTGTCCAAGTGTTATTGGTAGACAAAGACACACTAGCAGCTGGAGCTTGTGACAACCAAGCTGTACCATTACTAACAAGCACGTTTCCAGATGTGCCTACAGATGTTAATCCTGTACCACCTTCAGCTGGTGTAATGGCAGAAGAAACACTTTGAATTGTTACGTTGGCTAAAGTTAAATTGCCAATAGAAGAAACTGTACTACCTAAAGCAGCTGTTGTATTTCCAATAACAATATTGTTGCTAGATAAATTTGCAGAAGGAATAGTTCCACTTGTAATAGTAACATTGGTTAAAGTGAGGTTTCCAATGGTTGCAACCGTATTACCCAATTGAGCAGACACGTTACCAATCGTGATAGGTGTTGCAAAGTTATTGTCTAGCTGAGACAAAGGTATCGCAGCTGTAGCATTTCCAAACGTGTAATAAACTGCCATTTTAGAACCTCACTCTTAATTCATGTTCAAACTCAAACGTGTTAACGATGAACGCTGGCGAACTGCTGGTCATGGTTAACCCTAAATACTTACCGTACTGTTCTGCGTCTGATTTGTACAACGCATATCCTTGTGAAGATGTCCAAATTATCGTCTTAGACGAATTATTTGTCCAACCTATTGTTTGCAAAACATTATTTATCCAAGTTATTTCATTGGATAAAACATATTGTGGGCTAGACCCATTTTCCGAGTCTACTGTGACATCAAAAATACCACCTTGCGACAATGTAGCTTCAACCGCAAATTTCAATGCTTGTTTTGTCCGTATGGGGTCACCCATGTCTTGCAAAGCAGTTTGTATGTAACTATTGATGGGGCTAATTGAATCACTATACAATTGTTTTAATACTTTATTAGTATCTGTAGCGTACAAATTAACTGTGCCATTAAAAGGCACAGACGTGATATACGATAAAGCTCCCTGGCTGGTAACAAACCATTTTTTCTCAAAGAACACGCACTGTATGTACCGTGATCCACCAGAACCAAACGGGAAAGAACTGTTTACATAGAAGTTAAATACCGCACACAAAATGTTGTTGAGCAGTGCTTGACCAGCCGTTACAGGTTTGCTGAAATCTATGTAAGGGAAAATACCATCTAACGGGTCTGAAATTTTGGTTGTTGTAGAACCGACCAGGGCATAAATACCATAGTCGTTCATAAACAAAACGGACCTGAAATACGGGAATATGGCGTATATCCGCTTAGTACCAATAGATGCACTGACGTTGGTGTTGGTGAACACCGTAGCCCCCGTAGAGGTCACCTGAAGGTCAGAAAACACGTTGATACTGTCATCGCCAAACACATACAAGAAGTTATTGGCTGATAACAAGCCTTGAATGTTACCGTGTAACGTACTATCTGTAATATTGAACGCCACAGCAGATACAGACGTAAAATCTGTGGGGCTTGTAGAGGCAGATGCGTACACTGTGCGCCCAGCTGCTACCCAAACACGACCGCTAAAAGTGGCTACATCCACAATTTTGTTGGTATTTATGGTTGCGCTGATGTTTGCGCCTGATCCAGTACCACCAGAAATGCTCACAGCTGGAGCTGAAGTGTATCCAGAGCCTGGATTGTTCATCACCACTTCTGTGATCACATTACCGCTAATAATGGCAGTTGCATTTGCATTTGTACCGCCTCCACCAGTAATGGTGACCGCCAGATTGCCATAAGGTCCATACCCAGAGCCCCCATTATTGACTTGGATGGACACTGTACCCGTGGCAAAAGTCACGAGTTGGGCTATGGCGTTGGCATTTGTGCCCCCACCGCCTGATATGGTCACACTAGGTTGATTGATGTATCCACTACCCGCATTTGTGAGGGTAATTGAGTTAACAATGCCTGTGGATAAAGTTGCATTGGCAGTTGCACTAGAACCACCACCCCCAGAAATGGTCACAGACGGGGGGTTGAGATAACCAGAACCAGGTGAAACCACAGAAATGGCAACCACATTGCCACCAGAAATAGTAGCTGCACCGACAGCTGTGTTTCCACCCTGTACATCAGGTGTACTAATAATGACTTTGGGCACAGACGTATAGCCTGAACCCGTATTGGTCATTTGGATGCTTAAAACACCGCCAGAACCAGAGGTGATGCTAGAAACAGCCGTTGCTTGCACCCCGTTGGCATTATCTGGGGGAGAAATGGTGACGTTAGGGGCAGATGTGTAATTGATGCCAGGGTTTGTAATTGCAATCAAGCCTACAGACCCAACGGGAATCAAACTTGTGCCATTCCAATCATACAAACCTTTGGTTGGGTCACCAATGAAAAGGTCCGTGTTTTGGTACTGAGCAGCTGCTACACCCGTGTTTGATAAAGTTCCAGCACTTGCAATGGTTACCATCGCATTGCCTTGTAAGTCATATCCCTGTGCACTGCCGTCTGACTCAAAAGCAACAACATAATCGTCTTTGATGTTGGCAGAATAAAGAGCTGTGACATTACTGGTAAACACCACGCTATTGCCAGCGTTGCTGACGTTAGAGCTGGTGGGAATAATGCGCATATTGCCAGCCCCAATAGGCATGGCATTTTCTATCCAGTAAAACTCATCTTTATCAATAGCGGTCCTATTGGCCTTGGTGTCAAGACCTTTAAAGTTCTTAATGACCGCATAAGATTTCTTTTGTTCTGCGGAGGCCATGATCAACCTCCAGAACTATAAGGATCAGGAATTCTTCTAGTAAACGTGCTGTTAAGTACGTTCAGAATGTGTTTGTCGTATTGTTGTTTGAAAATTTCAGACTCACCGTAAGATTGTTCGTAAAACTTGGCTTTGTACGCTGCATAGTATTGCACAGCCGTTGAATACGGATCAATGATGTTATCAACAGTATTTGGACTGCTCAATGACAAAGGATTGGGCAATATGTTGGTATCTACTTCAATGTAGTATTGCTGATCTGGGATGGGGGCAATGTAGATTTGTTGTTGACCGTACACTGAAAAGCAAACGGGTCTACCCACATAGTTTTGCCAGTACCGCAACTGCGCTGTGAAATTAGACCAGGGCAAATAGCGAAGAGGTATCCGAGAATTGCCCCAGTAAAGGTTAATGTTGACAATATCGTAGACATTTAACTGTTGAGGTAATGAGTTAAAGTTGATGATCTCAGCGGGTCCTACATACTGCAACATGGCTGTGCCATCTGCAAAAGGCGTGGTAGGAGGGAAAGGATTGGTTCCCGTAGGATATGCGGGGGCTGAACTACCAGATGTGCCACTTTGAGTGTACACATAGGTATAAATGTTAGAAAACACATACTGACCAGCGGTAACAGCTGTGTTACCTTGCCATAACGTGGGAGAAACACCAGTGCTAGTGCTGGTGTTGTACGCTAGGGGAGCGGTTGTAGTTTGAAGGGTTCTTAGGCAACCAGTGTCTCGGACAGTTCTTTCCCTGGCCTCGTTGATGTACGTTGTTAACTGGTTTTGCGTCCAGAAAACATTGTTAACATCATGCAACAGGTTCTCAACTTGAGACAGGTAATCATTGAGGGTTGCCATTCGAGGTCCATGGTTAAGCTACCCGCTTAATAGAGGACTTTCCCCCAGCGGACTTGTTGATCCGCAAGGGTATTGCTCCTACAGCCGAGGGTAACGAGCTGTTTTGTACTGGCGGTTCGTTTGTTATGACGAACTGCTCTAAGATTTTAAGTCCTTCTTCCAGTTCGCTGTGGAGTTTTATCCATCCATGGCGAACCAGCACAAATTCTTTGTCTTCACAGCCAAATCCAAAAAGCTGACGAGCAGCACCTTCTGGAATTTCTACTGTGACGTTTTTTTCAAAGTTATAGAGAACACCATCCCAACCAATGGTCAGGGGGGTGTCTCCATAATTGGTTACAAATACATTCATTTAGAACGTCACAACGTCACCGTACACCTGGAAGGATACGGTATTGCTGTTACCAGAAACTGTGGTCACATTCACATAAAGTGCTTGTGTCAAGTTGCCAGTAATGGCTGTTGTTGTTGAATAAGGCGTTGCAATGGTCAAATCTTGGTATCTACCAGCAGCAGTGATGTTACTCAAAGCCACGTTAGCCACTACTGCATTGCTGGCATTGCCATCATTGCTAGTTGTAATGGTAACGTAGGCTGAAGAAACAGAACCAGAAGGGTTGTTTACCGTGATTCTTCTAGGAATGACTCCACCTGAACCCACAGCAGAACCTGAGTTTGTGAGGCCACCACTCAACAAAGGAATGGTAGCGACAGCATTACCCAAGGTTGCCATGGATACAACTTGAGCTGAACCAATGCGACCATATCCAAATGAGTCTAAATAATACTGACTGACTGAATCTGGATTAGACATGGTTCATTCCTTATGATGCGTTGTATGTGCCAGACACGTTCTGTCCCCCGTCAACAGTCAACAAAGTAACTGTAGCGTTGGTAACAGAAGAGTTAGCAAACACGTTAACACCGTCAGAGAAAATCATGCCACCAGTGTTGTTAGCCAACACGGTAGATACCGCAGTGATGTTACCGTTTGTGTTAACTGCTGATGTGGCCTGGATGGTCACGTTGGCAGTGGGGAACACAATGTAAACACCAGCGGGAATGACGTTACCAACTGTTGTTGCGGGTGTCGTAGTGAGCTGGAAATACGCACCTGGCGTATTGGCAACTGCACTGGCAAGGATAATTTTATTAAGAGCTAATGCCATTTCAAATTCTCCTTATAGTGACAAGTAGTTGTAGCCAGTGATCTTAGACATTGACTTGGGCTTGACAGACACCAATTCAGCAATCATAAGAACAGCACCGACATAACCGATTTGCCAGTTGGGAAGAGTGGACTCAAACCCTGTAAACACAAATGAACCTTGCTCGTGGATATACAAGCTCAAGTAGTTGGTGTTCAGGAAGTACACTGTACCTTCTGGGCAATATGGATCGGGATAGATTGGCACACCAGCAACCATCAAAGCTCTGAATGCAGCTTGAGGGCCGTTGTTGTCACCGTCAAAGCCTGATCCAGGTGTGATGACGTATTGCTCTTGACCAACAAAGTCTTGAGCCAACAAAGTCCAAGTACCAAATCCGCAAACACCGAATGAGGGCATTTCTGCACCTTTTTTCACTGTTCCAGAGATGTATTGGAGAATGTTTTGTCTTGTGGGGTTTACGTTACCAGCGTTGTAAACCTTGGACTGCCACCATGTGTATGTGGAACGGTTGATGTTACCGTAAGTCGTTTGGTAAGCAGCACCACCAGTACCATCATCCACAGCAGCGGGCAAACCGATGAACTGTTGATTGTTTGTGGTGTTGTTGTACAAAGCTGTTGCCATCGCATCCATCATCACGTTGGTCGCATCGTTCATGCGGGCCTCGATCAAAGGAATGATAGCAGCGTCTTGTTGAGCCACACCTTCCATACCGAGGAACGGTACGGGAGAGATCATCAACTTGAGGTCGTACTCGGCATTGTAAGCACCTTGTTGGACTGACGGCTGGGCAAAAGAGCCAGAGTAGTCAGACCATTGAGCGTTCACAAATTGTGCGCCTTGGACGGGAACGGTTACAGAAGATACACCACCGCTGGCTTGTTGACTGTTAGCAATCAACGCTGCCATGAGAGGCGTAGAGTTATACAGTTGTACAACCAGTTTGGGGATGAACGCACGTCTTGTAACGTAAGTTAATTCCGTAAACTGACTTGACCCTGTTTGAGGCAGAATACCGCCACCAATAGCCATAGTTAGCTCCTTAAAGACGGGCATTTCTGCCCAAACAAATGATTACCCTCTTTTACAAACCAATAGGCCGTTGAGGTTTACGCAAATCTGCGAAAGCCCTAACAGCCTCTTGCTGCGCTGCACCTCTTGGGTCCTTCCAATACTTGCCAAGATCAAACTGGCGAATAGCGGATGGATTGTATCCAGAAGGTGTAGGTTTAGCAGCTTGTTTCATCCAGTTGTGATACTCGGCTGCTGTCTCGTGGTCAGCAATCTTTTTCTCCAACATGAGTTTTTCAATTTCAGGCACATCTGCCTCACTAGCAAGACCTTTTTTAACAAGTTCTTGTCTGCGTTTTTCCAAATTCTCAACAGCCTCTCTTTGCTGGAACTTGGCTTTAAGGGCCTCATTCTCAGCTCTCATTTGACTAAGAGCATTGTTGGTGTTGTCCTCAATTTCCAATTCAGGAACAGTGAGTCCAGGACGAATCTTTTTGGTCAAACGCAAAATGTCTTTGCGAGTCTCAGGCGTTTCTGCTAACTGAGACATCAAAGCAGCAAGTTCATCTCGTTGCTCTGGGGACATATTTTCTAGTGAAGCCATTTTGTTACCCTCTTACCTTTGTTAAATAACTTTTTTGCCGTCACCAGGCTTCTCAACTTTCATGCCTGTTGTAGCTGCTTTGTTTGCGCTAGACAAGCCACCA